AGCTTATAAAGATATCGGAAACTCTAGTTACGGAACCTCTGTTGTATTCACCACTGGGGCTACAAACTCCGCCGACTTCATAGGCATAACAGACGCTGCCATCTCGGACACTGCATCTGGCTCGGTGACAATCAAAGGCGGTATCTCCACCAACGTCACAGGACTCACGCCTAACCAGAATTACTACGTCCAAACAGACGGCACACTGTCCACCACAGCCTCAGACGTACTAGCAGGCAAAGCCCTTTCCTCCACTAGCATTAACTTGGATTACACAACATGAGCAATTTGAGCGAGTTACTACCTGCCGGAGCAGGGGCAAAAAGTGCGGACTTCGTGGCTAGTGGCACATTAGGGTCTGGCGTTACTGTTGCGCTGAAGGCTGATGGAACTGTTAGTGCTGTTGCGGCTACTGGAGGCCCTGTATCGGTTGGAACTGCGGTTGTGTTTGAAGCGGCAGCCCTCCCTACAAGCAACGATACTTCAATCGCTTTTGATTCCTCTAACAACAAAGTAGTTATCACCTATAAAGATAACGGCAATTCTTTTTATGGTACAGCAGTAGTAGGAACGGTTTCGGGTACAACAATTAGTTTTGGTTCTCCGGTAGTTTTTGCAAGTGCTAATACTTATAGTACCGCTGCAACTTTTGATTCCGCTAATAATAAGATTGTCATAGCTTATGGGAATGCCGGTAACGCTAACTATGGAACAGCAATAGTAGGAACGGTAAGCGGTACGAGCATTAGCTTTGGCTCCGCAGTTGTCTTTGAAAGTGCAACTTCTTACAACATCTCAACAACTTTTGACTCCAGTTCTAGTAAAGTTGTTATTTCATATAGAGATAATGGCAACTCTGACTATGGCACGGCTGTTGTCGGAACTGTAAGCGGAACTTCAATTAGTTTTGGATCGGCGACAGTTTTTAACGGTGCAGGAAGCTATTCCCCTCGAAGTACTTTTGACTCCAGCAATAATAAAATAGTTATAGCCTACAAAGACGGGGGTAATTCTTTTTACGGTACAGCTAAAGTTGGCACGGTATCGGGCACTTCAATAAGTTTTGGTACCTCTACAGTTTTTGAGAGTGCTAATTCTGAACCATATATCACGTTTGACACCACCGAAAATAAAGTGGTTATTATCTACGAAGTACCATCTCCAACTACTTTCAAAGGAATAGTAGGAACAGTTAGCGGCACGAGTATTAGCTTTGGTTCATCGACATCCATAGGCCTTATAGACAGTAGCACTGGTTCCGTAACATACGATAGTTCTGTAAACAAGGTTGTTGCTTTTTATAATGCTGACGGCGATTCGTATGCAGGTTCAATCGTAGTGGGTACGGTGTCAGGCACTAGCATTTCTTTTGACACGCCGGTGTCTTTTACGGGAGCACAAACATACGCCTACGCTTCAACTTTTGATTCTAACGCAAATAAAGTAGTAATTGCTTATACAGACGTTGGCAACTCATCTTATGGTACAGCGGCGGTGGTTACAACATCTGGATCAAACAACACTGACTTCATAGGCATAACAGACCAAGCCATAGCCGATACAGCCACAGGCGCAGTGATTGTGCAGGGTGGGGTTAGTGAGAAGTTAAGTGGGCTAACGGTGGGGGCGGACTACTATGTGCAAGCGGATGGGAGTTTAGCGGCTTCTGGGAACACACCTTATGCTATAGCAGGCTCTACATACGACAACATTAACTTTAGTGTAAATAGCCAAGCTTCTAGTCCTAGCGATGTGAAATTTAACGCTGACGGAAGCAAGATGTATGTGGTTTCACCAAGCGCAATTACAATTTACGAATACGATTTAGCCACTAATTTTGATGTAAGCAGTTCAGCTTATGCCAGAAGTAAGTCTTTATCGGCTCAGGCAGTTGAGATATATGCCATAACATTTAAGCCAGATGGAACTAAAATGTATTCGTTGTCTCAGGTTTCAGGCGGCAATTACTATATAGATCAATACTCTCTTTCGACAGCGTTTGACGTAAGCAGTGCAAGCTACGATTCGGTGCGCAGTCCTTTTGTGCTACAAACACAAGATAATTCGCCTCAAAATATAATTTTTAATAACGATGGCAGTAAGATTTATATGGTTGGAATTGGTAACGATAAGGTTTACGAATTTCCGTTGTCTACTCCCTATGTTGTATCTTCTATGAGTAATGGAGGAATTAATTTTAGCGTTGCAAGCCAAGAAACAAGCCCGAAAGGAATTGCATTTAATCCAACAGGAACACAAATGTTTATAGTTGGGCCTAACTCGGATACTATTTTTCAATACGGTTTAACCAGTGGGTTTGATATTACAACGGCAAGTTATAGCTCAATTAGCTACAACGTAAACCCAGAAGAGGCTGACCCAAGAGGTTTCGCGTTCAACTCAGATGGAACAAAATTTTATATTATTGGCGGCGTATTCCCTAGAGGCGTATACCAATACTCAACAACCGCCGCCTCAACTACAGTCCCTGCGGGCAGGGCTTTATCAACAACCTCAATCCTATTGGAAGGATAAGAAATGAAAACTATTATTTGTGAAATGAACTGCTCTAAGTACCTCTTTGCGGACGACAAGCAGATAAACATTACAGCAGACCACATCGAAGTGGGCGACCCTGCTAACTTGGACTTCATCATTGGCGACATGAACTCTGGTAACTCTACACTGATCGAAGGCGTAACTGAGCCAGAAGATTGGTACGGCTGCAAGTACAACTACGTCAATGGCGCATGGGAATTATGCCCAGATTGGGATGATCCACGTTTGGAGCAGTCTGTATAACCAATAAAGTAGTAGAGGAAAGATAATGGAAGACCGATTAAGCAGGGTAGAAAAGAAGATTGACACGCTACAGGAAGCTATCGTGTCACTGGCGCGTGTTGAAGAAAGACTTGTCACTGTGTTTAATCGGCAGTCACATATTGAGAATAAGGTAGACGCTATAGAGAATAAGATGGACTGTTTAGCTGAAAACATAGCTAGTGCAAGGACAATGGAACGTCTAATTTGGATAGTACTTGTTGCAAGCATAGGCGCTGTCTTTACATACATAGGAAACTAGGATGACATATTTAGAACTAGTAAACAGTGTTCTACGTAGGCTGCGTGAAAACCAAGTAGACACAGTAGCAGAGACAAGTTATTCAGCTTTAATTGGCGACTTTGTTAATGACTCTAAACAGCTTGTAGAAGACTCACATAGTTGGTCTGCTTTGCGTGTTTCTATTGATTTTGACACAGTTAACGGAACGTCTGTGTATCCTTTAACAGGAGCAGGACAAGAAGTAGAAGTACGAGAAGCGTTGAACACAACAAGCAAAACTAGGTTTACGACTAGCAACAGAACAGAGATGAACAGGTATTATAAACTAATGACACCTGCTTCGGGTTCTCCTTCTAAGTTTGCTTTTACTGGTACAGACGCTAATGGAGATATTACTGTACAAGTATACCCACAGCCAGACAACATCTACGGTTTGTTCTTTGATGCGTTTGCTAGACAGGCTGATTTAACAGCAGACGCTGATGTACTAAAAGTGCCATACAACCCTGTGTTACAGCTTGCTTTGGCTATGGCGTTACGTGAGCGTGGTGAGACAGGCGGTCAGTCAGCAGCAGAACAGTTTGCTATAGCTGACGTATCTCTGTCAGACGCTGTAGCCTTTGATGCTAACAAGTACGCAGAAGACACAACATACGTTGCTGTATAAGGAAATATAATGGCTCAACAACTACAGAGCATTACAATCACAGCGCCCGGATTTGCAGGCATTAACACGCAAGATGCGCCGTTAGCGCAAGAGCCTAGCTTTGCTGCGGTAGCAGATAACTGTGTAATTGACAAAGAAGGCAGGGTTGCCTCTCGTAAGGGCTACACCATGCTTACTACTAACGGCCCTGCTGTTCTTGGCAGCTCTGACGGTATTGAGTCTATGGGTGAGTTTGTTGCAGAAGACGGAGACGTAACATTCTTATCAGCAGGTAACAACAAGATATTTACAGGCACTACAACATTAGTAGACGCAACACCTTCATCTTACACTATTGCTGCTAACAACTGGAAGTTTGTATCGTTCAATGACCATATGTTTATGTTCCAACGTGGTCAAGAACCGCTGCTGTACTCAGATCACGCAGGTACAGTGGAAAAGATGTCTGCTCATTCACACGCCACAGGCACACCACCACAGGGTAATGAGTGCTTGGCAGCGTTTGGTAGATTGTGGGTAGCAGACTTTACTAATGACAAGTCTACTATTTATTGGTCTGACCTACTTAACGGCACACACTGGACAGGAGGCTCTACAGGTTCGATAGACATTACTAAAGTGTGGCCTACAGGGTATGACACTATTGTTGCTCTAGCGGCTCACAACGGCTTCCTAGTCATTTTTGGGCGTAGTTCTATAGTTATCTACTCAGGCGCAGACAATCCGGCTACTATGACGCTGAGCGATACAATCTCTAACGTAGGTTGTGTGTCAAGAGACGCAGTAGTGTCTACAGGTAAAGACTTGATCTTCTTAGACGACTCAGGTGTGCGTAGCCTTGCTAGGACAATACAAGAGAAGTCAGCGCCTATTGGTGACATATCTAAGAACGTCAACAACGATATTAAGTCACTGTTTATAGCAGAGACAGGCAATATCAGTATGCATTACTCTCCTCGTGAGGCGTTTGTGTTGCTTAACTTTCAAGAATTAGGCGTTGTCTATTGCTTTGATACACGGTTTCCGCTACAAGACGGCAGCTACAGAGCAACTACATGGTCGCACATTAACCCGCTGTGCT